CTTTGTCAGATGAATTTAGAGAAAACAAAGTATCTTTGATAATTCTTGCTGGGGCAATCGGAGGTGCATTAATTCCAGCGCTTTGGGGAGCAGCAACTGCAGCAGGAACATTATTTATAGCATTAGCGCCGTTTATGTTAGCTGGAGTTGTTATAGCGGGAATGGTTGCTGGAGCTTGGTACTTATATAATAATTGGGAACAGGTTAAGACAAAATTATTTGCAACATGGAGCGGAATGAGCAGCAATTTAAAAATTGCTATTAGAGCAATGGTTGCTATGCTAACTCTTGGAATGTCTGAGATAATTCTTGTTGTTTTAGCTAATAAAGACGCAATAATAGCAGCATTTACAAATGTATTCGATGGAGCAAAACAGGCAGTATCAGGCGCAATTGATTGGATGATAGAAAAGATAAAAAGTCTATTGACTTTCATTAAAGATATTCCAAAAATGGTAGGTGATGTAGCTAAAAATATTGGCGGTAAAATAGGAGGTGCTGTATCTGGATTGTTCGGAGGGTTTAGAGCAAAAGGCGGAAGTGTTAGCGGTGGCACTTCTTATGTCGTTGGAGAGGATGGACCAGAAATGTTTACTCCATCAGTAAATGGTAGTATTACTCCAAATAACCAAATGGGCGGTGGAGTTACAATAAATATATCAGGTGTATTTGGTTCAGATGCAGCTGATGAGTTAGGTGATATGATAGTAAACAGGTTAGCGGGACACGTTGCAATTTAATATAAAATATGTACACATTTATAAACAGCATAGACAGAACTTCAGATGTTATAAGAAATTCTATAAAGATAACAGATGAATTACAAGAACGTATTAATCGTGCTACTTTTAAATTATTTGGAGATGAGCCAACAGAAGGACAAGATATTAAAATTTATGATGGATATAAAATTTTAAGTTCAACTGTAAATTCGGTTACTTTAGATAAAAAATATAATACTGCTATTCAAAATGATTTATTCAGAGTTGGAGCAATAGTTTATGTTGCTATAAATGAATCAGACGAAGAGAGCGCAACTATATTAACAATTACTGATAATGGAGATAATTTAAAATTAACAATGTCTGCTAATTTTGATAATACTCCAGCTGTAGGAGAATTGTGTGGGATTAAGAAATTTGCAGGTAATTTATTTAAACCAAACGATAGAAATATATCATTACTTAAAAACATAGAATATAATATAACTGCTTATGATTATACTAAGATATTTGATAAGGCTCTTTTAAATGACACTTATGAAGATCGAGATGCGAGATATATGATAAATGATTTCTGCAATGTTACCATAAACAAAAATCAAGTGATTGATCAGTTTGATTATGCTAATGTTACTGAACTTAGAGCAGAATGGACAGAGGGTGATGATGGAGATAATCCAACATTTAGTGATACAGATTATAAAGAGGGAACAGCATCAGGTGCATTTCCTTGGACAAACTCTTCAGGAACAGCAACATTTGAATATACTTTTGCTTCATCTATTAATCTAATAGAATTTACTGGTGTAGCTTCTGGAACTCCAATTAAGGGAGTTTTAGGTAATTGGATAAAAACAGCAAGCGGATCTGTTATAACAAGTATAAATGTTAGGATTGGTTCTGATAGTTCAAATTATGCTGATATAACAATTACTGAAGATAGTGATTGGAAGTTTGATGATGCTAAATTAAAAGATGCAGCAATAACAGGAACTCCTGATTGGACTGCTGTAGATTATCTTAAAATAATAATTGTTCAAACTGGAGATGGTTCAATAAGTTGGGATGGTATTAGAATTTTAGAAGAGGAATTTTTTAGGCACTATCCATATGTAGAAGATTCTGTTGATTTTGATGATTTTAGAATGAACAGAATAAAGCCAACAGAGATAATGCAAAGAATGTCAGAGGAATTAGGTTGGTATTGGTATATAGATTATGATAGAAATATTAGGATGTTTGCCAACACAACTAATAATGCTCCTTTTAATATAAGCGAGGATAGTAATAATTTTACTGGATTATCTATTACACATGATATAAGTAGATTAGCAAATAGAGTTGTTGTACAGGGTGGTGATGAAACTAGCGAAAATAAATATTCACAAGTTATTGAAGGTGATTCTGTTAAAAGAGAATGGATAATGAAAAACAAATTCAAAAATCTTGAAGTTGAATTAGATGATGGATCTGTTACTGATTCAGCAGAAGCTGGAACTACTACTACTACAATAATTGCTACTGGCCATGGATTGTTAGTTGATGATTATATTGTTAATAGAACACGTTCTAATGCTGTTAGAAAAGTTTTAACAGTTGCTGATGTAAATACATTTACAGTAGATTTAGTTACTTCTCAGGCAAGTGGAGATTCATTTAGTACGTTTGTAGCACAAGATGTTGGTATTGAAGGCATAAGTTCTGAGGTTGGTAATAATTATATGTCTAATTTTAATGAAAAATCAATTCGTACATCTGAAGAAGAAGATGTACTTAATGCTGGAGATTTCTTAATGTTTCGATATAATGAGGTGTTTCCAATATTGGTTAGAAGATCTGAAAATGTTTCAATATCAAATATGAGATCTGTATTAGGTTATTCTGATGGAATATTTGATGGACAAACAATAATTGATAGAACTTTAAAAACTAGACCGGAAGCAGTTAAAATAGCTGGAGCTTTTTTAAATAAATATTCAAATGTTATTATAACAGCAAAATTTAGCACATCTCACGAGGGATTAAAAGCAGGTCAATTAATTACAATAAAAGATACAACTAGTGGAACTAGAAATATTAATCAAACTTTTTTAATACAAAAAATTGTTCAAAAACAAACTGAAGAGGGGGAGAATATATTTGCAGCAACTTGTTCAAGTATGCTATTTGGTATGATGGAATTGTTACAACAATTATTAAAAGGAAACAGAAAATTAGAAGTTGATGAAAATGCTATAGTAAATAATATTGAAGATGCAAATGAAACAGTTAAAATAACTGATGTAGTTACAAGTAAAGTTGATGATAATAAACAAAGTGAATCAATAGGAATATCAGATAGTGCTACAAGCGTAGTATTTGAACCACCTTTCAAATGGGAGCCAACACCCCTTAGTAATACACGTTGGAATTTATTTTCTTGGTAATAACAAAATTTAATTATGAAAAAAATAACAGAAAATCAAGGTATAAAACTTAAAGGACATTATCACATTGTCGTAGAGAATATTTATACTGGTAAACAAAAGGAATATGATTATGATAATCTTATTCCAACTGTTGGATTAACTGCATTCGCTGCTCAAATATCTGGAGATAATACAACAGATATAGGTGATAATTTATATATAGCAGTTGGTAGTGGTACTACAGCACCAGCTGCTGGAGATACAACTTTAGAAACTGAAGTAACAAGAAAATTAATTCCATCAACTTCTTTTTCTGGAGTAATAGCATCTAATGCAATATTTTTTAATGCAGGAGAAGCAACTGGAACTCATAGAGAATTTGGAATGTTTGGAGATGGAAATGCTACAGTTTGTAGTGCTGCCGCAGATAGCGGAATACTATTTTCACACGTTGCTGCAAATGTAACAGTATCCGCAACAGAAACATTAACAATAACCTTTGAATTAACTTTTAGCTAAATATTAACATTAAAAAACTATGCAACAAGAAGTGACCGTAACAAGTTCAGACCAAGTGGCTGGAGAAGATGCAACTGCTTTAGCGATAAATAAATTTAGAGCAGATATAATGTCTTTAAATTCTGTAGTATCAACATTTGTAAAAACCCTTGATGCTGGAGAAACAATTGCAGGTGCGACTTTACCAGTTGCAGTTTATCAAGATTCATCAGATAACGAAATTTATGCATGTGATGGAAATGACGAAGATAAATTAGAATTTATTGGTTTTGCTGTTTCTGATGGAACAGATGGGAACGATATTGATATTAAATTTAGTGGAATTGTAAGTGGATTTACTGGATTATCAGAGGGAACAAAATATTATATACAAGATGACCAAACAATAGGAACTATACAAGGAACTTATCCTGTTTTTGTTGGTATAGCAATAAGCGAAACAGAATTAATAATAATTAAAGAAAATATTGGATATGTTCCATTATTACTTGTTACATCTGCAAATGAGTTTGCTGCTGCAAATACAGAAAGAACTAAAACATTTGATAATTCTTATACTAAAGTAAAAGAAATACAAGTAAATTATGATGGAATAATAAATACAAGTTGGCAAATGAAAACAGCAGATGGAGCAACAACGGCTCACAGTAAAATATATATAAATGGTATTACTTATGGAACTATAAAAAATTCTTACACTTCTGATTGGGAAAGTGAAGCAGAAAATAATATACACGTAAGTGCAGGAGATTATGTACAATTATATTATGAAACTAACGCAAATGTTTCTGCTGTTATTGCTGTTAAGGATTTTAAAATCCTTGCTAGTGTATTACCTGCAAAAGACTACATTGTAAATACTGATTAACCAAAAAATAATATGTTTAAACCAAGCAGAGATTTAACTCAACTATACTTGTTATTATCTTGCAAATGTGATATTATATAAACAACTTAATTATTAAAAAAATGATTTGTTTATATTGTAAAAAAGAATTTGAAATTAGTTCACGAAATAAAAAACTTTGTAGTGAGGAATGTAAATTAAAAAGAGAAAGAGTAGTAGCTAATGAATGGTATAAAAAAAATAAAGAAAAAAGATTGTTGAAAGTTAAACAGTATCAATCAACAATTGAATATAAATATAGAAAAAGAATTTATGATAAAGAGTATAGGGAATTAAATAGGGATTTATTAAAATTAAAAGATAAGAAAAAAAGAGAGAAAAAGTTTTATACAGGAAATAGAAATAAAGTTTTAAAAAGAGATAATTATAAATGTGTAAATTGTGGATCAGAAAAACAATTAGTTGTACATCATATAGACTTTCAAGGTAGAATAATCGGAAGTGCAAAAGATTATAATATGAAAGTAAATAATAATTTATCAAACCTTGAAACTCTATGCAGGGCTTGTCATATAAAAATACATTTATATAACTAAATAATATGAATTACTATAAAGGAGGAAACACTAAAGACTTTTTAATAATCCACCATACAGGAAGTGGCAAAAAAACTACTTTTCAAAACATTGTAGATTATCTTACTAATAATAGGTATGTATCTGCTCATTATGTTATTGGTCGCAAGGGAGAGGTAAAACAGTTAGTAAATAATAATGATAGAGCTTGGCATGCTGGAAGAAGTGAATGGAAAGGAATAACCAACTTAAATAATCATTCTATTGGAATCGAGATACTAAGTGATGGTCATACGTTCACAGACGAGCAAAGAAATGCTGTTTTAAAGCTTTGTAGAGAATTAATGGGTAAATATAGCATACCGAAAGAAAATGTTCTTAGACACGCAGATATAGCACCAAAAAGGAAATGGGATGTAGGAACTGCTTTTTATATGAATACTTGGGGAACTTGGCAAGGATTTCAAAAAGTTTTAGATGAAGAAAAACAAATTATACCTGATTGGGCAAAAGAAGGAATTAAGTGGGCAAAGAAAGAAGGTATAAGTAATTGTAATAATCTTTTTGAACCTGTAACAAGAATGGAAATGTTAGTTATGCTTCATCGTTTATCGAAACAAAAATAAAACTTTATACCATAAACAATGTATATGGGATTTATAATTAAAGTCGTGGCAATATCAATGATAATAACTTATATTTTATCTTTAATAATCAATAGTGCTCAGTAAATAAATAAGCCCTATCTGTTTAAGACGGGCTTGTTTTTGTTATAATATTCAGCAGGGTCAAACCCACAAAAGTTAGTTATTAATTTTCTAATATCTTTTCCAAATTGTTCTGCTCTTGCTAATTCATCTACATTATTACCGTTTTTATAGAATGCTACATTATGTGTAACCTCCTGAAAGATAATCAACATATTCATAACATCTTCATAGTTATATCTGAATTGTGAGTTTAATCCTTTAACTTGTAAATCTAGCATTATATCTGCCCAATCATTAAGAGAGGTTTTAAACTGTTGTTGTATTTCTTCTTTCATAGGTTATTTAATAATTTGAAGTGGGTTGTAGAAGACTAGTACAATTATCATAATAAAATGATAAACCTTACCTTATTTCTTAGGGCAACAGCCTACAACCCACATTTAAAGTATCAACTTAACTTTCTTTTATCACATCTACTACAATAATAACAATTAAGAA